TCGTTCTACTTCTGTCCACGCTTGGCAGATCGGGCATTTCATTAACGGGCCTCCATCCAAATTTTCGCCATGTTGCCTGAATGTTCGTCGCCGCTGCCGGCACGTACTTGAAGTTGGGGTCTAGGATACGGGATTTCATTTAACTGCCTCCTTCATAAGTTCAACTCGTTCTCGCGCCGCGCGCAGCATGGTGTAGCGTTGGTGCAGGCGCTCCAAGAACGTAACGCGCCTAGCGCCTACGCGCTCCTCGTTCAGCATCTGCAAGACCTGTTCCTCACTGTACAGATTTAGCTCTTTGTTTAGCTTGCGCCAGTTCATTTTTCTTCTCCAGTTGATCTAGGGTCTTGACGAGCCGCGTCAGCGCTCGCTCGGCTTGGTTGTACTGCTTGACAGCAATCTTGATCTGCGACTTGACGGCGCGTATTTTCTCTCGGGTCGTGTTCACGTCTTCTCCTCTATGTTGTAAAACCAGTCGTCGCCAGCAGACCACTTGCGCGTGCCATCAACAGTCCAAAAGGTCTTGGCTGCTTGGAAGTCAGGAAACTTGACCTCGGCAGGGATCAGCGACTGGTCGTACCAAAGGCAGCGGTTGTTGGGCTGCGTGGCGAACTGGCCGTTCTCCAACTGGATGAAGTTAAACGACTTGTGCTCCTCTGCCTGCTCGGTGAAACCCGTGTCAAGGTCTTGGCCGTCGGCGCAGAAGTCCACGGTGAACAGGTAGCGCCCGTGGTTCCACTGCTTGTCTTTGCCGAGGAACTTGACGCCCAGATTACGCAGGCCGATCTTCTCGCACACAGCGAAGCGGTAGCCCATGCAGTCCCACAGTTGCAGCGTGTCAATGGGCAAGTCGCCGTGGTCTTCTTTCCACACGTAGGCGCTGATGGGCAGCTTGTCGTACAGCGCCCCGTAGTTGGGTAGCAGCGACTCGATGCGGAACACCTGGCCGCGCAGCGCCTTGATGCTCACCCAGATGGCGGGCTCTAGCTCGCCGTGGCCCTTGGTGAAGTTGTACAGGTACTCCCGGCGCACGAAGCATTTGAGTGGCGGCAGCGCCGCGATAAGGTAGCTCATTTCAGACTCTCCATTGCAATGTCACTGAGGGCGCGCTTGTCGTGCAGGGCGTCCCATATCTTCTCGTCCACCGTCTGGTTGGTCAGCATCACGTAGCACCAGACGGCGTGCAGTTGTCCTGATCGGTGCAGGCGTCCGTTGGCCTGCTCAAACAACTCAAGGCTCCACGGAAGACTGAGCCAGACGATGTGATGGCCTCCGTGCTGGAGGTTGAGTCCGTGGCCGGCTGACTTGGGGTGCAGGCATAGAAGGCGTACTCGTCCGGCGTTCCAGTCATCAATGCTGTCAACCGTTCGTGCGTGAGCAAAGCGTCGTTGGAGTTCATGTAGTTCCTCAATGAAGTTGTAAAAAACGATTGTGTTGGCCTGCTGGTTCTCGGCCAGCAGTTCTTCCAGCCGGTCGAACTTGTGTTTGCTGAACCAGACCGGCTCTGGTGTATATACAAACCCTGCGGCCATCTGCGAGAGCTTTTGCGTCACCACGGCGGCGTTGACGGCCACCGCAGTCGCGTCCGGGAACCGCGCCACAAAATCCTTCTTCATGTCCTCGTAGGGCTTGCGGTCGGGCAAATCCATCCGCACCTCGACCGTGTGCATCGGCGGCAGCTTGTCCTTGTACTCGCCTGGCTCCAGCACGAACGTGGCGGGCTTGATCCGCTCCATGACCAACTCCAGCGCCCCTGGGCGCGGCGCCCAGTCGTTGTGCTCGCGGTTGACAAGGTAGAAGTACTGCTGCTGGAACGCGCCCTTGCTGCGGCCCAGTAACTTCTGGTCAACGATCTTGCATTGCCCGAACACGTCCTCCAGCCCGTTGCTGGTGAAGCTGCCGGTCAGCCCCCAGCGGATCGGGCATTTGAGCACCTTTGCGAGTGCTTTAAACCGTGCTCCAGATGGGTTCTTTAAGCGTGTGAGTTCGTCAAACACCACGCCATCAAAGTCGAGCGTCTGCTGCGCCAGCCATTGCAGGCTGTCGTAGTTGGTGACGACCACCTGGGCACTGCTGTTCAGCGCGGCTAGGCGCTGCGCGGGCGTGCCCACAGCCACGGCCATACGCATGAACGGCGCCCACTTGGGCTGCTCGACCGGCCAGACGCTAGTGGCGACGCGCAGGGGCGCCAAGACGAGGAAGCGCTTGACGTGGCCCTCGTACAGCATGTCGTACATGGCCGTCAGCGTGATGGCTGTCTTGCCCGCGCCGACCGGCGCCAAAATCATGGCGCGGTCGTGCTCGTACAGGAAGTCAGCGGCTGTCTCTTGATAGGGTCGAAGATTCATAGTTGTCCATGTGTAAGGCGGCAAGCACTTGGCCTCCAAGGCTCACTCGCTCGACAGGTACGTCAATCGGCGTTGTGAAGATGTGGTCCTTATGACGCCAAGCGCGTGTGGTGCGCTCGACGCTGTACCAAGGCAGGGCGTAACCCGCTGCGTAAGCGTCAGCAGACTTGTCAAAGCATTTCATCTACGAGCCTCGCTAACGCCCACAAGTCGGGCTTGCCCACGCCAGCGTCAACCGCCTTGGCCTCACGCATAATCACCCACACGATGCGGTCGCGTTCTTCTTTGCAAGCGGCCAGCGCCAACACAATCTCTCGAGTGTTGGGGTGGAACCGAAACAATTCATACGCCATTTTGTCAATCTCATTTCCGGTCATTCAACCACTCCTCGATTTGTTCTTTGGACCACAGACAGACGTAGCGCTGGTTCATCCGCGCCATGTCCTCTGCAAATATTTTTTGTAGTTCAGACAGCCGACCGCCTGGCGCCTTGAGTTCCACGAACCACGTCTGGCCGTCGGGCAGGCACACCACGCGGTCGGCCACGCCTCGGTGCGCGGGGCTGGTGAACTTGTACGCCATGCCCCCGAGCGCCTTGACTTGGGTGACAAGGTGCTTCTCGATGGTGGACTCTTTCATGTTCTTGCTCGGATGGCGGTGGCGCAATCAGGTGCTGAATATGGTGGGACATCAGCAAATAATTCTTCGCACACCTTTGCACACGCCTCACGCTCGGACTCACGCACTTGCCACTCGAACTCTTTCAGCAGGTCTTCGGTCGTGTCACCGTGGCCGGTGGCGTATCCGCGCTGCATCATCCATGCAGCAACCTGCTCACGCTCGTCAGCACGGACAAGGGCTTCAAAGGCTTTCATGCCTTCAGTTGTGATGTACCAATTTATCTGGCCCTCGTCCTCGTCAATTAAGTCAAGTTCAATGCCAACCTCACGGGCCATATCTCTTGTGTCTCTCATGTGCTCTCCTTTATGCCGTGGGCGGCTTCGGCGGCGCGAACAATTGCGTGTGCTATGCCAATCTCTGTCGTCCATTCTGGATTAAAGCCCAACAAAACAGTTGTTCTGTGAATCCACTCATCCGTCAGCGGCTTGCGCTGTGGTGGGGGTGAAGTGGCAGTGCTAACGAGTCGGACAAGCGACTCAAGCTGTGCCCATGAAAGTGGGCCGTGGTAGCCATCTTTTTGCATTGCTTTTGCAATCTTGAGCACATCGTCAGGAATTGCCACAGGCTCCTGCTCTGGCTGCGCCAGCCTCTCTTGCAAGGCCGTGACGGCTTTTATTATTTCGGGGCGCTCCTCTGGGCCGTACCCTCGGCCATCAAACATCCATGCGTCTATTTCTGCATTTGCCCACAGCAACGTCTTCAGCGCCTGCTGCATGATTTCTCTATCGTTCATTTCTCAACCCTCATGTACGCGCCGCAGTGGGCGCACTTGTAGATGGGCTGGCCGGTGACGGCAAGCCATTCGTGTTGGCAGTTGGTCATTGCTCCCTCGCTTCCATCATGGCGTCTGCAAACGAATAGGCTTTTGTAGCCGCCCATTTGCGGTCAGAGTAAGAAGCGTCATGCAAGAACCCTTGCAGGATATGGGCTGCGAAATAGTCGCGCAATGTCATGCCTGTTGTCACGGGGTCATGCAGATGCTCAATGGTGTGGGGAAACGCTGGTGTGTCTTTCATGCAATCACCTGCTCAAGCGCGGCGAACAACTCTTTAGCCTGCTCCTTGGTAAGCACGGTGTAGGCGCTGCCGCCTTGAACCGACAGTGACAGCCAGACGCCATCGTCGTGCTCATCAACAAACACACGGTCGCCGTTGCGGGATTTGATTGAAAACTCTAACTTGTCCATAAGGCACTCCAGTTGATTGATTGGGTGCCCATCATAGCGGGTCAAAAACTTTTGTGCAAACAATTTTTCTTGTGCTATGATGACGGCTCAACAACTAAAGGAGAGTTCAGTGCAACACTCAAGCATCGTCGGCGGCTCG